TTGCAGAGCGAAATGCCCTCACCCTTGCAGAGACAACAGAACTTGATCTCGACGCCGCAAAGCATGAGATCCGCGATCGATTGGCTCGCCTGCGCGCCGCCAGAGATGCAGGAAAGGTTTCTGAGTAGTCTGCAAGGCAACGCTCTTGCTGCTCTGCCCTATCTCTTTGAATGCTGGGCTTTGCCTCATCAGATCGCTCCAAAGGGGGCTTGGCGAAACTGGGTCATTTTGGGTGGTCGCGGAGCAGGAAAGACCCGCGCAGGGGCAGAATGGGTTCGCTGCCAGATAGAGGGAGCAACGCCGCTCTCCACTGGCCCGTCCCGGCGGCTTGCCCTGGTTGGTGAAACCTATGATCAGGTGCGCGACGTCATGATCCAGGGAGATAGTGGCATTCTGGCCTGTTCCCCAAAGGATCGCAGGCCGCAGTGGAAAGCGGGTGAGCGCAAACTTCTCTGGGCCAATGGAGCCCAGGCACAGGCCTTCTCAGCCCATGATCCAGAAGCCTTGCGGGGACCGCAATTTGATCTGGCCTGGCTGGATGAACTGGCCAAGTGGAAACGCGGACGTGAAGCCTGGGATATGCTGCAGTTTGCCCTGCGTTTGGGCAAGGATCCAAGGGCCTGTATCACCACAACACCGCGCAACAGCCAGATTTTGCGCGACGTTCTGGCTCAAAGCTCTACCGTGCAGACCCATGCGCCGACCGATGCGAACCGCGCAAATCTTGCGCCGTCCTTTCTGGAAGAGATGAAGCAGCGATATGCTGGGACCCGTCTAGGGCGACAAGAACTGGAGGGTTGTTTGCTCAGCGATGTTGAGGGGGCGCTATGGAGTTCTGCTGAGCTTGCAGGGCAGCAGTGCAAAGAAGCGCCGGAACTTGACCGGATCGTGGTTGCTGTTGATCCAGCGGTGAGTGCGGGCAAAGCCTCTGATGCCTGCGGCATTCTGGTTGCGGGGGCGCGTCACGCTGGTACTCCCAGTGAGTGGGAAACCTATGTGCTGGCGGATCGCACCGTGCAGGGTGAAGGACCTTTAAGTTGGGCCAAGGCGGTCATCGCCGCCAAAGAAGAGTTCGGCGCCTGTCGCGTGATTGCAGAGGTCAATCAAGGGGGCGCCTTGGTCGAAAACCTGCTCAGGCAAGTTGATCCTAATGTTCCCTTTACGGCGCATCACGCAAGCAAAGGAAAGACCGCGAGGGCAGAGCCTGTTGCCGCGCTTTATGAGCAGGGGCGCGTGTTTCATCTGCGGGGGCTGGGCGCCCTAGAAGATCAGATGTGCCAGATGACCCCCCAGGGCTTCCTGGGGCAGGGGTCACCGGATCGGCTGGATGCCCTGGTTTGGGCAATCCATGAACTGATCTTGCGGCCGACAAGCAGCTACCGGCTACCCAGGGCAAGAGTGCTTTAGGGGGAAATTGTTATTTTACAAGTGGTTGAGCTGGTGTTGCCAATGCTCTGAACGGCGTGACTTAGATTTCTTCAATTCCGTCGGCAATGATCTTCTTCAGCACAGGGGCAAATGCCCCGCCTCAAACCTAAGGAGTGGCTCATGCGGTTCAATCTACCCTGGCAGCGGCGACAGCCCGTGGAAAAGAAAGCCAGTGCCGCATCTCGTGTCATTGCTCTGCAAGCAGGATCAACTGCGGTTTGGGGCCCCAGAGATACCGTCTCCCTGACCAATCTGGGCTACAGCAGCAATCCGGTTGGATTTCGCGCGGTTCGCATGGTGGCTGAGGCCGCGGCGGCCTTGCCACTGGTTCTGCAGGATACACAGGCGCGTTTTGAAACCCATCCTGTTTTGTCTCTTGTTGCACATCCAAATGCCGCGCAGGCACGACAGGATTTTCTCGAAGCTCTCTTTGCCTCTTTGCTGCTGTCCGGCAACGCCTATGTCGAAGCGGTGAGTGAGACCCAAGGTTGGCCAGCGGAATTGCATGTTCTGCGTCCAGAGCGGATGAGCGTTGTGCCAGGCCCCGATGGCTGGCCTCAGGCCTATGAATATCGGGTCGGCGGGCGAAAACATCGCTTTAACTGCGCAGATATGCGCAACCCAATTCTGCATCTCAAGAACTATCACCCGCAGGATGATCACTATGGGCTGGCTCCGCTACAGGCGGCGGGATCCGCACTGGAGGTGCATAACGCGGCCTCTCATTGGTCCAAAGCGCTGCTGGACAATGCTGCCCGCCCCTCTGGTGCCCTGGTCTGGAGCGGAAGTGACGGGCAGGGGGGGCTCTCGGATGATCAGTTCCGGCGGCTGAGCGAAGAGATCGAGGTGAATTTTCAGGGGGCGCGAAATGCCGGGCGGCCTATGGTCCTGGAGGGGGGGCTGGATTGGAAGCCCATGGGGTTCTCCCCGGCTGATATGGAGTTTCAAAAAACCAAGGAAGCCGCCGCACGTGAAATTGCATTGGCGATTGGGGTACCTCCTATGCTGTTGGGATTGCCCGGGGATGCGACCTATTCCAACTACCAAGAGGCCAACCGCGCCTTTTACCGCCTGACAGTGCTGCCACTGGCAACACGGGTTGCCGCAAGCCTGTCTGAGTGGATCTCCGGCTTTGGTGGGGAAGTTGTTGAATTGAAACCGGACCTCGACCAAATCCCAGCTCTTGCAAGTGAACGAGAGGCACAGTGGCGACAGGTTTCAGGGGCCGAATTTCTGAGCGCTTCGGAAAAGAGGCAACTGCTGGGACTACCCCCCCTTCCTCTGGGGGAGGAGGGGGAGACGGATGTCTGATATGCCTCTGCCCCCCTTCGAATGCGCGCCCGGGCACCGGCTGACGGCGCATGAAAAGGTGCACCAGATCCAGCTGGATACCCTGGGTCGCAGATTGGACCGGCTGGAACAGATGCTGGAGCGACTGGAGCGCCGTATCTGGCTGACGGTCTACGGTGTTGCAGCCGTCATCCTAGCTCAGGCCTTTCAATCGATCATCGCTTCGCAATGAGCCTTTTCAGGGAGTTAGCAGGAGTTCCCAATGAGTGTTAAATCAGATTTCGAGCACAAATTCGCCCATTTCGGAGAGGCGCTGAACCTGAAGGATGGGAATGTCATCCAAGGCTACGCCAGCCTCTTTGGTGAGACCGATCAAGGTGGCGATGTGGTAGCAGCAGGTGCCTACCGGAGATCCCTGACAGATCTGCGGGACCGTGGGATGCGGATCAAGATGCTATGGCAGCACGACCCTGCGCAACCCATTGGGGTCTGGGATGAAATCCGTGAAGACCAAAAGGGACTTTGGGTCAGGGGGAGCATCTTAACGGATATTCAGCGCGGCGCCGAAGCGGTCAGTCTGATTGCGGCGGGCGCGATGGAGGGGCTCTCTATCGGCTATCGTACCAAACGGGCACAGAAGAATGCCGCTGGTGGCCGTCTCCTACAGGATGTCGAACTGTGGGAGGTATCCCTGGTCACCTTTCCAATGCTGCCTTCGGCGCGGGTTACGACACCGGAACTTCCCGGCAAAGCCAATGAGTTGACTGCGATGAAGGCTTTGGCCGGTCAGCTCCGTCGCACAGCCCGGCAAGTCGCGAGCTTCAACTCTTCAATTCAGGCAATAGGATCAAAAAATGAGCAGTGAAAATCTCCCTGAAAGCTCAGAGGCACCCCTGGCTCTGACACAGGATTTCTCTCAGGCATTTTCCGAGTTTCTGAGAGAATTCAAGGGATTTCAGGGCAATGTGAAGGCAAAGCTGAAACAAACGGAAGAACGTATGACCATGCTGGACCGAAAAAATTATCGCGCGGCGCGCCCGCTTCTCTCAGCGGCAGCAGAAGTAGAAGCGCCGCATCAAAAAGCCTTTGCTGGCTATGTTCGCACTGGCGATGAGGCCGCTCTGCGAGGGCTGTTGCCCGAGAGCAAGGCTCTCTCGACCACGGTGAATGGTGACGGCGGTTATCTGGTGGATCCGCAGACTGCTGATACGGTGAAATCGGTATTGCAATCCACTGCTTCCATTCGCGCAGTTGCTTCGATTGTCAGTGTAGAAGCGACGTCCTTTGATGTCTTGGTCGATCACAGTGAGGCCGGGGCAGGCTGGGCAAACGAAACGGATCCTACCTCCGAGAGCGCAACCCCTGTGATTGATCGGATCACGATCCCATTGCATGAGCTTAGCGCCTTGCCCAAGGCCTCCCAGCGGTTGCTGGACGACAGCGCTTTTGACATCGAAAACTGGCTGGCAAATCGGATTGCGGACAAGTTTTCGCGCGCAGAGGCCGCTGCCTTTGTGAATGGGGACGGCATTGACAAGCCAATGGGGATCCTCAGTCATCCGGCAGTGGACAACGACGTCTGGACCTGGGGCAATCTGGGCTACATCGCAACCGGTGATGCGGGTGGGGTCGGAGATGGTGATGCCATCATTGACTTGGTCTATGCGCTTGGGGCGCAATATCGCGCCAATGCGAGTTTTGTGATGAACTCAAAAACCGCCGGTCTGATCCGCAAGCTGAAAGATTCTGATGGCCGTTTCCTCTGGTCAGATGGATTGGCGGCTGGCGAACCCGCGCGCCTGCTGGGGTACCCTGTTCTGGTTGCGGAAGATATGCCTGATGCTGCGGCGGATAGTTTCTCGATCGCCTTTGGAGATTTCAACGCAGGCTACACAATCGCAGAGCGGCCCGACTTGCGGGTTCTGCGCGACCCCTTCAGTGCCAAACCTCATGTGCTGTTCTATGCAACCAAGCGCATTGGCGGTGACATCAGCGATTTCGCTGCGATCAAACTGCTGAAATTTGGTCTGAGCTAAGTCTCTGGCTGAATGGGGGTCCGGCAGCCCGGATCCCCGACGGGTACGCTCATTCAATCTTTGCCATCTCGCTGCTCCCCTCCGTCTGGGTGGTCGAGGAAGGCGTGCCCGTCAAACCAGTTGAGAATAACCCCGGGGATCCGAGCTTGCGGAGATGAAGATGATATTGAAAGAAGTGACGCCAGTCAGCGATATGGCGCTGCCGCTAGCAGCCTTTAAGGATCACCTGCGGTTGGGAACAGGGTTTTCCGGCAGTGCGTTTCAGGACGATCTGCTTGGTGGGTTTCTTCGTGCAGCCTTTGCCGCCATCGAAAGACGAACCAGCAAAGCCTTGCTGCAGCGCGCGTTTCTCTTGCGGGTTGAGAAGTGGCCGGGTCACGGGGGGCTTCAGCTCCCTATCGCGCCGGTTTCTACGCTGACCCATATCGAAAAGACGACAAGCGCCGGAGCGCAATCGCTGGATGTTGCCTCTTTCCTTCTGTCACAGGATACACATGCACCTATTCTGCGCCCTCTGACTGAGAGCTTGACCCGGTTGGGCAGGGGCGAAGCGTTGGAGCTGGAGTTTACGGCTGGCTTCGCTGCGAGTTGGGCTGAGCTCCCTCCGGATTTGGCCCAGGCGGTGCTGCTGTTGGCGGCACATTACTATGAATATCGCAGTGATACTGCGTTGCACGGTGGCTGTATGCCCTTTGGGGTCACCAGCCTCATTGAGAGGTATCGCCCCATCCGGCTGTCCCCCCTGCGGTCGGAGGGATGAGCGTGGAGCGGTTTCATCTCAATCGAAAACTGACGCTGGAGACCCCGCAGCGTCTGGATGATGGCTCGGGCGGCTTTCAGCAAAGCTGGGTTGCATTGGGCGACTGCTGGGCAGCCTTTGCGCCACGGCAGGGGCGAACCGAAGGCAGCGGCGGGACAACGGTCTCTTCCCAGAGTTTTCGTATAACCGTGCGGGCCGCCCCGCCTGAGGATCCATCCAGACCCATCGCGGGCCAGAGGTTTCGGGAAGGCAATCGGCTCTTTCTGATCGAAGCCGTGAGAGAAGCTGATGTGCTGGCCCGTTACCTGACCTGCGAATGTAGAGAGGAGGTGTCGCCATGACCTATGCCTTTGCCGCCCCCCTCCAGGCCGCTGTGTTTCAGCATCTGAGTACGGATCCAAATGTGACGAGTGCACTGGGGGGCGCGATCTATGACGCTTTGCCTCCTGGGCCGCTGCCGGAGACCTATGCGCTACTTGGGGTCGAAGATGTAGAAGATGTTTCCGATGCTACATCTCGTGCCAGTCGGCACAGGCTCGACATAACATTGTTCACCAGCCAGCCGGGCTTTGAAGCGGTCAAGGCGGCGGCCGGAAGCATCTGTGAAAGCCTGCAAGACGTATCGCTAACACTGAGCCAGGGGTCTTTGACCAACCTGCGGTTCAAACGGGCCTCCGCCCAGCGAACTGCGGATGGGCTAAGAAGTGTCGCCCTGCGCTTTTCAGCCCGTGTCGAAGAGAGCTGAGATCAAAAATCCCTTAATTCTGAATGGAGTGGCATCATGGCTGCGCAAAATGGCAAGGACCTTTTAATCAAGGTGGATATGACGGGTGGGGGCCAGTTTGAGACCCTGGCAGGGCTGCGGGCCTCACGGATCAGTTTCAATGCGGAAACGGTGGATGTCACCACATTGGAAAGTCAGGGCGGCTGGCGAGAGTTACTCTCTGGCGCGGGCGTACGCTCTGCTGCAATCACCGGTTCCGGGATCTTCAGGGATGAAACCACGGATGAAAGAGCGCGACAGTTGTTCTTTGATGGGCTCGCTCCGGCCTTTCAGGTGATCATCCCGGATTTCGGCATCATCGAAGGGGCTTTTCAGGTGACTGGCCTGGAATACTCCGGAACACATAACGGCGAAGCCACTTATGAGCTTGCCTTGGCAAGCGCGGGCGCTCTCACCTTTACGGCGGTTTGATCAATGCAAGAGGGTGCAAAAACCGCGGGTGGATTTGAGAACCCCTGGCAGGGCGAAGTCTCTCTGGTGATCAATGACGTGCCGCACCGGTTGCGGCTGACCCTGGGGGCCTTGGCCCGTCTTGAGACGCATCTTGGCGAAGAGAACCTGCTGGATCTGGTGCGTCGGTTTGAAGAAAGACGCTTTTCCGCGCGTGACATTCTCGCTTTGCTAACCGCGGGTCTCGAGGGTGGCGGTTATGACTATGCCACCGAAGACCTGGCCCGTGCGGACATTGCAGGGGGACCCTTGGCGGCGGCCCGGGCGGGGGCGACCCTTCTGGCGCGCAGTTTTGCCCTGCCTGAGACCGTGACCTCAGGTCTGGTAGAATGACGGGCTTGGATTGGCAGGGGATGTTGCACTTGGGAGTTGGGAGGCTGGGCTTGCGGCCAGAGGCCTTCTGGAAACTCACCCCCGCTGAATTCTTTCTGATGCTGGGACCCAATCAATCCATGGGTCCGATGCAACGCGATACCCTGAAGCGGTTGATGGAGAGTTTTCCGGATCTGAAAGATCCATCGGAAGAAAACCAATTGGATCGCCCAGGTGCAAATCCATTTATGGAAAGCGGAGAACCCCATGGCGGATAGCAGTGATTTTGCGGCACTCGAAATGCAGAGCGATGCCTTGGCGCAAAGTCTGGGCGATGCGGGTAGCATGGCGGCTAGTTTCGAAAGCGAATTGACCCGTGTGAGACAGGCCTTTGCGGCAACAAGCAAAGATACCGCGACTCTGGAACGCGGGCTGTCCAGGGGATTGAAAAGGGCATTCGATCAGGTTGTTTTTGATGGGGAAAGCCTGTCTGGCGCCCTGGACGGGCTGGCGCGCTCCTTGATCAACACAACCTACAATGCGGCTCTTCGACCGGTGACCAATCATATTGGCGGGATGATCTCTGGCGGGATCGGGGATCTGGTTAGCGGCTTGCTACCTTTTGCGGATGGGGCTGCCTTCTCGCAGGGGCGGGTCATGCCTTTTGCCAAGGGGGGGGTGGTCACCTCTCCGGTGCAGTTTCCCATGCGGGGAGGGTTGGGACTGATGGGCGAAGCTGGGCCCGAAGCAATTCTACCCTTGAGCCGTGGCCGCGACGGTAAACTCGGGGTGCAGAGCCTCGGCGGTGGCGGCGCAACCAATGTGGTGATGAATATCTCGACCCCGGACCTGCGCGCCTTTGAACGCAGCAGAACCCAGATTGCAGCGCAGGCTGCCCGGGCGATGAGCCGCGCAAATCGCAACCGCTGAAACCATCCAAAACCGGAGGGCCCGGAATGAGCTTTCATGAAATTCGTTTTCCCGCCTCGTTGAGCTTTGGTTCAGTCGGGGGGCCAGAACGGCGCACAGATGTCGTGACCTTGGCCAATGGCTTTGAGGAGCGAAATACACCTTGGGCCCATTCCAGACGTCGCTATGACGCCGGATTGGGTTTGCGCTCCCTCGAAGACATGGAACAGCTCATCGCATTTTTCGAAGCGCGGCAGGGGCAGCTCTTTGGTTTTCGCTGGAAGGATTGGTCCGATTACAAATCCGCCCGAGCCTCGGCAGAGGTGGATTTTCGCGACCAGGTCATTGGCCAAGGAAATGGTGTGAAAACCCGGTTTCAGATTTCCAAAACCTACCGGTCTGGTCCTGTTCAATACCAGCGCCCGATAACCAAACCGGTTGCGGGCAGCCTGCGGCTTGGCCTCGGACAAGAGGCATTGAAAGAGGGGATCGATTTCACTCTTGATCTTACAACTGGTGTCGTGACCCTCAGTCATCCTCCGGAACGGGGCATCACCATAGTGGCCGGCTATGAATTCGACGTACCCGTGCGCTTTGATACCGACCGGCTGCAGACCAGCGTGTCCTCTTTCCAGGCGGGCGAGGCGCCAAATGTACCGGTTGTGGAGGTTCGGGTCTGATGGCGGGGCCGAGTGGCGCTTTCCTGAAGCATCTTCAGAGTGGAACCACCAGTGTGTGCAGGTGCTGGGGGCTGACCCGTGTGGACGGCATGCGCTATGGATTTACGGATCACGATTGCACCCTTGCCTTTGCGGGCTGGAGCTTCAAAGCTGGAACCGGCCTGACAGCACGCGCCCTTGCGCAGGCGACGGGGCTATCTGTTGACAATAGTGAAGCACAGGGCGCGCTTTCTGATCTAAGCCTCACGGAAAGTGACATCGTGGCGGGCCGGTTTGATGGGGCTTCGCTACAGTGTTGGTTGGTGAACTGGCAGAACCCTGTGGAACGGTGGCTGCAGTTCAGCGGCAGTATCGGTGAGCTACGGCGTGCGGGCGGTGCTTTTGAAGCGGAGCTGCGCGGGCAGACCGAACCGCTCAATCGTCCCTTGGGTCGGATCTACCAAAAGTCCTGCACAGCTGTTCTGGGGGATGCCTCTTGCGGGTTTGATCTGCAGCGGCTGGGATATTTCTTTGAGGGGCAGGTAGAAACCTACAGCGACGAAGGGCAGTTCACCTGGAACGCGCTCGAGGGGTTTGAGGCGGAATGGTTCTCTGGCGGGCGGTTAAGCGTCCTGAGTGGTGAAGCAAAGGGCCTTTGGGGGGCGATCAAACGGGATCGAACAGATAGCACCGGACGCCACATCACGCTGTGGGAGCCCCTGAAGGTGCCACTGCAGCCGGGTGATCTGCTTCGTCTGGATGCGGGCTGCGACAAGCGCCCGCAAAGTTGCCGATTAAAGTTCAATAATTTCATCAACTTTCAGGGGTTCCCTGACATCCCCGGAGAAGACTGGATGATGGCCGTTCCCAAGAGCACGGGGCGCAACAGTGGCGGTAGCCGGAGATGATGCACCTTGGCCCCGATAGCTCCGCAGAGGGTCCAAGAGCGGTTGAAATTGCACGGCAATGGATCGCTACCCCCTATCGGCACCAGGCTTCTACCCGGGGGGCGGGTTGCGATTGCCTCGGCTTGATCCGGGGCATCTGGCGAGAGCTATACGGTACAGAGCCCGAAACCCTCCCGGCCTATTCCAGGGACTGGTCAGAACCCCAGGGAGAGGAGCGGCTCTGGTGCGCGGCGCTTCGGCATCTGAAACAAAAAGACCTGCATGATGTGGCTCCGGGTGATGTCTTGCTATTTCGTATGCGCGCAGGAGCTGTCGCAAAGCATCTTGGCCTGCAGAGCGAACAGGACCCGGATGCCTTTGTGCATGCCTATCAGGGGCATGGTGTTGTCGAAACACGGCTTAGCTGCCCCTGGCGCCGCCGCATCGTTGCGCGATTTGCATTTCCTCAAGAGGTGAACTGATGGCGACCATAGTACTCTCGGCAGCAGGCGCTGCCATTGGCGGCACCATGGGGGGAACCCTGGCGGGTCTATCCTCGGTTGCGATTGGGCGCGCAATCGGGGCAACAGCGGGGCGATTGATTGATGATCGCCTTCTAGGGCATGGATCCCAGGCGGTTGAGGTTGGCCGGGTGGATCGTTTTCGCCTCACCCATGCAAGTGAGGGAACACCGGTGCAACAGGTCTTTGGACGGACCAGGGTTGCAGGACAGGTGATCTGGTCCTCTGATTTTGCCGAAAGCGCCACTGTTTCCGGGGGCGGGAAGGGGGCGCCCAGCCAGCCCAAGACGACTCGTTACAGCTATTCGGTTTCGCTTGCCATTGCGCTTTGCGCTGGGGAAATCCAATCGGTTCCCCGCATCTGGGCCGATGGGGAGGAGGTCTCGCCGATTGACCTCAACATGACGGTTTACAAGGGGAGCATGAGCCAACTGCCGGACCCCCTAATGGAAGCTGTCGAAGGCGCCGGAACCGTCCCAGCCTATCGTGGGACCGCCTATGTGGTGATGGAGGACCTTCAGCTGGAGGGGTTTGGCAATCGTGTGCCACAATTCTCTTTTGAAGTGGTGCGGGCGGAGCAGCCGGACAGTCCGAATTATGAAAGCGATCTGGGGCAATTGATCAAAGGTGTCGCCCTGATGCCGGGAACAGGGGAATACAGCCTGGCTGCGACCCCTATCCACTATGAGATCTCGCCGGGGGTGTCGAAAAGTGCCAATGTTCACACGGCCTCTGGCCAGAGCGATTTGCGGACCTCACTCGCGGCTTTGGAGGGGGAGCTCCCTGCCTGTGAGGCGACTTCCCTGATTGTGTCCTGGTTTGGCAATGACCTGCGCTGTGGCCATTGCGAAATCAAGCCGAAAGTTGAGCAAAAAATCTCTGAGGCTGCACAGATGCCCTGGCGCGTTGCTGGGCTGGATCGCAGTTCAGCAGAGCAGGTCTTGCAGGATGGGGAGGGGCGGCCCGTTTACGGCGCTACGCCAGCCGATGCGGCTGTCGTTGAAGCCATCACAGAGCTCCGCAATTCAGGGAAACGGGTGTTGTTCTACCCCTTTATCCTGATGGATCAGGAAGAGGGCAACACTCTGCCAGACCCCTGGACCGGCGCAGAGGGTCAACCGCATCTTCCCTGGCGGGGGCGGATTACCCTGTCACAGGCCCCTGGACTGACCGGTAGCCCAGACCAAACACCTGCGGCCCGGAATGAGGTTCAAACCTTCATGGGGCTGGCCAGTGCAGGTGATTTTGCTATCCACAATGGGGAGGTCAGCTATAGCGGACCCACGGAATGGGGATTGCGCCGGTTTATCCTTCATTGCGCGGCGCTTTGTGCCGCTGCCGGGGGCGTGGATGCTTTTTGCATTTCTTCCGAGATGCGTGGCCTGACCCAAATCCGTGACGATCTGGGTTTTCCTGCGGTAGCTGCTCTTATTGATCTGGCCGCAGAGGTTCGCCTGTTGCTGCCAGAGGCCAAAATCAGCTATGCGGCTGATTGGTCGGAGTATTGGGGCTATCACGCTGCGGATGGGAACCGGTATTTTCACCTCGACCCGCTTTGGGCGGATGCGAATATCGATTTCATTGGCATCGACAATTACATGCCGCTGTCGGATTGGCGCGATGGCGATGAGCACCTCGATAGTGTAGAGGGTACGCGCCAGATCTATGATCTCCCTTATCTCGAAAGCAATATCGAAGGCGGTGAGGGCTATGAGTGGTATTATCATTCCGAGGAAGCCCGCGAAGCGCAGCTGCGTACGCCGATCACGGATGCAGCCCATGACGAAGCCTGGATCTGGCGCTACAAGGACCTGAAGAATTGGTGGCTAAATAGCCATCATGATCGGATCGATGGTCTGCGCCAGGAGGGCGCTACGGCCTGGTTGCCTCAGATGAAACCGATTTGGTTCACAGAGCTGGGCTGCGCTGCCATTGACAAAGGCACCAACCAGCCAAACAAGTTTCTTGATCCCAAGAGTTCAGAATCCACCTTACCCCGCTATTCAAGCGGGCACCGAGATGATCTGATCCAAATGCAATATCTTCGTGCGGTCCTGGCCTATTGGGGCCGGGAAGAGAACAACCCGACCTCCAGCGAATACGATGCCCCAATGCTGGATCTGAGCAATGCCTATGTCTGGGCCTGGGATCTGCGTCCCTTTCCTGCGTTTCCAAATCTCGCGAACCAATGGAGTGATGGGGGGAACTACCTGCGGGGACATTGGCTTAACGGTCGGGTAGGGCAACGCAGCCTGGCCTCTGTGGTAGAGGAAATTTGCCGCAGCTCAGGTCAAGAGGAGATCGATGTCTCAGAGCTCCATGGTATCGTTCATGGTTATCTTGTGCCGGATGTGAGTGAAGCCCGCGCAGCCTTGCAGCCCCTAAGCCTGAACTACGGCTTTGATGCGATTGAAAGGGACGGAAAACTCCTGTTTCGTCTTCGCCATGGCCGAAGGGCAAAACCACTCTCTGCGGAACAGCTGGCAATCGCGGAAGATATCGACGGGGCGCTGGAATTGACCAGAGAGCCAGAGGCCGAATTGGCCGGTCGTATGCGGTTGCGCTTTGTTGAATGGGGGCGCTCCTATGATGTTGGGTCCGAAGAGGCAATCCTGCCGGATGAGGCCACCCATTCAGTCAGTGAAAGCGAATTCCCATTGGTGTTGACACGCGCAGAGGCGCGCCAGACGACACAGCGATGGCTGGCCGAAGCGCGGGTCTCCAGAGATAGCGCTAGGTTCATGCTGCCTCCTTCTGCTTTGGAGGTTGGTGCAGGTGACACCATTGATCTTGCCAGCGATGAGGTCACCAGCACCTCGGGTGAAACATCTTGCCGGTATCGGGTAGATCAGGTGGAAAGCGCCGAAGGTCAGATCATTGAAGCCGTTAGAATTGAACCGGAGGTCTATATCCCGGCCGAGAGTGCAGATGATCTGCCGGGTGTGAATGAGTTTATTCCCCCGCTACCAGTGCTGCCGCTCTTTATGGATCTACCTCTCCTCACCGGGGAAGAGGTGCCACATGCGCCTCATTTTGCGGTTTCCTCTGATCCATGGCCGGGATCTGTTGCGCTCTATGGGGCGGATCAGGACCAGGACTATGTGCTGGAACAGATCATCGCTGCACGGGCTACGATTGGGGTCACCGAGACAGAGTTGCACCAGGCACCGTCAGGGCGCTGGGACGAAGGGCCTGACCTGCAGGTGAAGCTGATCTCCGGTGAATTTGAGAGCCGATCGGTAACCCGGGTGCTCAATGGTGCGAATGCTGTTGCGATTGGCGATGGCAGCAATGGCAACTGGGAGATTTTCCAGTTTCGCGAGGCAGAACTGGTTGCCTCGGATACCTATATGTTGAGGGGACGGCTTCGTGGGCAAAAGGGAACCGATGCGCTGATGCCCGTCACATGGCCGATTGGCTCATATGTGGTCTTGCTTGACGCAAGTACGCTACAGCTGGAGCTGCCATTGGATCAACGCCGACGGGCGCGGGACTATCGCATTGGCCCAGCCCGGCGCGGCTATGACGATCCCAGCTATGTCCACAGATCAGAGGCCTTTGAGGGCAATGGCTTGCGGCCCTATTCTCCGGTGCATTTGAAAGCAGATGGGAAACTAGGTGCGGATATAGCGTTGACCTGGATCCGTCGCGCACGGCTGGAAGCGGATAGCTGGGACCTCCCTGAAATCCCGCTGGGTGAAGATCTGGAAGCCTATCGTGTGCGGATCATGCGCGGCGCAACAATTCTGCGAGAGATACAGGTTTCGACCCCGGATTGGACCTATGCGCAACAAGAGCAGTCGGAGGACGACACACAGCCGGGTGATGAAATTGAGGTTTCGCAAGTCTCGGCACGGTTTGGCGCTGGGCCAGGGGCGAAAATCCTGTTGGCCTAG